ACTTCATCCTCAATCTGAGAAAGTAAATTCTCTGCACTGTCTAGAATTTCATCCGAACGAAGCTCACTCTTTGTTTTTAGAATTGCCACCTTGCTCATGGGTCTCTGTTCTCCTCGGTATCATCATAGTCCACCGCCATCTTTTCGCGTGATTGGCGCTGACTAATCTCCTGCTGTCAAAAAATCTGTTTCTTGTTCTTACCATGCATTTAACTGGTCTCCACCTCAGCCTCCGAATCCTACTCGTATCATGATATCCGCCGAAATGGTTCGCACCGGGACAAGGATTATCCCACTCCCCGTTCGCCCATTCATCGACCATTGACAATAGTTTTTGCCAAGCTGGCTTATAAACTCCCTCCCAATCCGGTCCTTCCGGCCAATCCTCTGGCTTATCCGCCGCCAAGTTCAATCCTCTTATCCATGTCCTGTGATTCTTCGACTTTTGAACTGCAGCCGAATACCTCTTTACCATGCCCAAAAAGTCAAACTTATCGGAATACGAAGACCTCTCTGCATACACCCATGCGATAGCTAAACACTCGCCTCTAGCGTGAAAGCCCGCTTCGCCTACACACGAACGAGCCAGCCATACCTTGGATTCGTCCGTCCACTCCTCCTCGGTTATCGGTCGCTCGCCTGCACTCGCAACCATTGGAATCAATAGCATAATGCCAACAATCAAAAATCTCATTGTTCCCTCCGAGCCCCGGAATATATCACACCACACCGTTGAAGCAATGCCCGCTCGGTTTGCTCCGATTGCTGTAACGTTGCGTCTCAATCAAACTCCTCAACTTGTCAATTAGTACTTGACCACTGTCGTTCATTTCACTCATCCTATAAGCAGTGTCGCTCCCTGTATGAGCGAAACCACATCTACTCCCGACCGCACCAACATATCGGGATCGCCCTCTGCATACATCAAAGGATAATCCACTCTCTTCTGAACAATACCCGTACGATATAACTTCTTTGACGTCTGAAACATGCCGTCCTTTCCCGCGATATCGTTATCAAGAAAGTAGATAACCTCATCGGTAAACTCTAGAATCTTCTTCGCCTGATCTCGAGTTGCCAGCGCACCCAGCAGAGCCACGACAGAAAACTGTTGCAACAACTTCGCTTCCTTTAGCGCAGCCCACACTTGCAATGCATCAACCACACCCTCAACAACCACCAACGAAGCGCCCTCCTCTACAAGATTCTCGCCGTAAAGATACTTTCCTTTTCTGAACCCTTCGTTTGCGTATTTGGGAAAAGAACCGTCCACCGATCCTCTTACATACCCGACCAGCTCTCCCCTGTAGTTGCGCACGGGGAAAATAAGCTTCCTGTAGGGCCTATCATACCCGCACTCCCATATCCGAAGAGTATCTACACTTACACCTCTTCCCAGTAATGACTTATGCGTCCTTTTCATCCACGGACGAATCACTCTCTCGTCCATCACATCTTCCTCTTCCTCTACCGTCTCCTCATACTCTCCGATCTGCTCCGCTAGATATTCAATATCCTCCTCTTCCCTCTTTTCTATCTCGTCCAATAATTTGAGATAGAAATTTCTATCCACATCCTCTTTCAGCATCCTGTGCATTAGATGCGAAAGGGTGCCACCAAACCCGCAGGCAAAACAATGAACCGAGCTCACACCGCGCTCTCTGACTTCAATGCCCATCGAGGGCTTTCTATCAATCAATGATTTATGACTAGTCGAATAAGGACTTAGCGGACAAGAAACATGGATATTCCCTGCATTCGGAGTGACTACCTGTAAATTAAGTCTTTCCGCAAACCACAGAATACCTTCCCTGTTCATTCAATCACGCAGTCTCTGAAGCACAGCAATACACTGCTCCTGTGGGTTCTCACCGAAAATCCACCTTTCATCCGGAAATTCGGGATAAACATCGGAACCTTCTTCGTGATCAAAACCGAACAACACACACAACCTCCATACCACCAAAGGCGACGGAAGCCCTATCCTGTTTGACACCGTCAAATGACGAAATAGCTCAAACCCGCCACTGCTATGAGTCGGCACCTTAGTCAGGGAAAAAACCGCTCGTATTGTTCCTACCTCCAAGATATATTCCGATCTTGCTCCCGGAATCGTCGCCGGAAGACTTGGCAAATACCAATGAAGGGGATTCTCAGCATACGCCCTGATTTCATCTATTCTTTCTCTTGTCGTGTCATCTTCCACAAAAATAGTAGTCATTCCCTTATCCCAGATCCTCTGGGGATACCAGAGTATCAACCAAGCTAGACAGCCCTTCCTTCCACTTCTTACTCCCTACCATCTGAAGTTTCTCCCCAATCCTCTCCTTTACTTCTGTCTCGAAATCCTTCCGTCAATCAATATTGTCCGATTTCTCGGATACCTCGACTCCACCTTTATCTGAAGTCTGTTGTTCGTTTTCTCGGAATACTCCACACCTATGTTCACTTTCTCAGTCGACCCTAAAATCCGAGCTTTTACGGTGAACCATATGGAATCCCCTTCCTCTAAATGAATAACCCAATCCATTGCAGTTTCTCTCCTCAGCTCTCCTGCTGTTCCTTCTCATTAAGTCTTTCATACTCTTTTTTGCATCGCTCTAGTAAGGTATAGGGATGTACTCCTTTAGAACTGGCTAACGTCATGACTGGAGATAGACCCAATAGAGGAATCACATAAGCCGTCCAAAACAGATCCTCAAGCAATAATACAACATGGCTTCTGTCCCTACAAAACAACACCGATACCCACTGTTTCACATAATCGGATGGTCCGAGAACAACAAACCTCTTCGTCTCTCCGCCCAGAAATCCAGAAGAAGAAGGTCCACCGCCGCCCTCAATATCACTGCCATATCCTCGCTCCACCTGGGCCCCCTTATTTCACTAGAAGTCAATCGCACTTTCTTCAACATCAATACTTGCCCCCTCTTCTCTTGCGCTGAAATCCATCGAATCCAAATCCCATCCCGTCACAAAGTCAATGGTTTCACCTTCTCGGTGTTTTAACAACTTCATATACATCTCCCTGCTCTTTTTCAGATTATCATCTCGATACATCCCAATGATCCCATCAAACCACTTTTGAATGTCACCATAAGCCAATGTATCGGCGCTTCCTTTGTCTTCAACGCCTGCGAGGTTAAATTGATGACTGGCTATCGTGAGCACTTCTCGACGTTTTGTCATTGCCTGCAAATCTTCCGATACATTATTGATTCTTTCTGAGATTGATTTCCCCTTCCGTTCGTCGGGAATCATATACAATCCATCGATCAACACTATTTGGGGCCTATGTTTATCGATCTTCGCCTCTATCGAAGAAACACCACCCACGCCATCACTTCCGCCGACGATGTGAATCATCGGCCTACTTCTCATCTCCTCCCAGACCGAAAATAATCTACTCTCTTCGGTCTGCGTTAAATTCCCCTCCCTAAATCTTCGGTAAGAGATACCCGCATGAATTGCGTCGAATCTTTGACCCAACTGCCACGGCTCCATCTCCTTAGTCATGGCAAGAACGCGATACTCCTGAAACCAAAAATGTCGCGCAAGAACCACTATACACCAGCTTTTGCCTACGCTCGAACGCGCAGCAATGAGCCAAAACTCCCCAGACTTCAAACCTAACGTTGCTCGATCCAATACTGACCATGGAGTCGTAAACCCTATGATGCCTCCACACTTCTTTGCCTCTAAGTATCTAAGCTTTCTCTCCTCTGTCGACTGAGTCAGCTCCAAGTCTCTCGACTCCACCACACTAAGCTCAGCCTTATGTATCATCTTCTTGAAAGAATCTAATGCCCTCATTGGTTCCTTCTTTTTCAGATGATCCACCGAGTCCTTAACTGTCTGAGAAATCAACTTGTGCGTATATCTCTTCTTCATTTCCTCGAGAAGAACAGAATAAGGAAGAGAAAGCTTTCGTAACTCATATCCTTTGAATCGATTACAAAAGATATTCTCAGGGGGAGAAACACCGTGTTTTAAGTAGTATCCTTGAATATACTCCCATTGCTCTTTGTGCGTAGAGAATAAGTCTAGAGTCACCCCTAAATCCAACACCGCCACTATGTCGCCGTCAAGCACCACACCGGAGATCAGCCCTCCCTCATAATCCACCGACTATCCCTCCCCCCATCCGCTGAATACTACCACCCTCGTGTCCATCGGAAAAAGGCTCCGATCCTCTTTCCGGACATACACCTTTGCGATGTTCTCGTCCCGGTCCAGTTTTCGGGCAAGCATGACACTATCCTCCCCTACAACGTCAATATGTTCGATTAGTGCAGTTCTTATATGAGTTTCTTTTTTCATGTCAAGCGTCACTGCCAACAACCGGAATTTCTTGGATAACCGAACCAGCCAATCAATCGCCGACGGATTACACCGATATTTCGATCCCAATATCTTTCCGGTTTTTTCGATAAGAAGCTCAGCCTGAACCCAGATTTCCGGGGCCGTTACGTTAGAAATATCCCCTCGTTGCATCACTTTTTCTCGAGAAAGTTTCGCACCGCTACAATTGCATTCGCGTGTTCCTCGCTTATCGATCCGGAATATGCCCCTTCTCCTCTCAGATAGCCCACTATGCCTGCCGGAATCCAAAAGTGAAACTTTCCGGTTAACCATATTCCGGAGCCTAACGCTACGGCTACCAAAGGAGACAAGTGATACACCACACCAAAAACTATGAGCCCCAGAACAAATGAGCTCAACATCGAGACCTCATACTGTTCTACATGAACATGTTCGTGAAACTCTGTCGGAGTATCCAGCCGCCTACCACCCGAGACCCCTGGACCGTAAAATCCACCGTGCCCCAAACACGTTCCTGCCCAGGTCATCCACTTACCCCTCCTCTCCTGTTTTATGCCTCGATTGAGTACTGGCTTCCCTTTTATTTTATATCGGTACCATGTCCTCGTAGGCCAGCTGTTAGGGGTTAGCTCCGTCCACAACCCATAATTCCACCAAAGTTTATTCCCCCAAAAAGTGTAGATATTCACCACCAAAAACCAACAAACCAAATCCCACGGCAACGTCACAGCCCACAATATCGATCGCTTGAACCACTTCATCGCGTCTCCTTTTTACTCTCACTTAGCGGAATAGTGACTTTTTCATCCTCATCAACCCATCTTTTCCCCCTCGGTTGTGTGCCAGACTTCTAATCCTATACTCCCTTTTTTCTTTAAAATTTCTCCTCCTCTCCATAGACTATCCAGGATTCTCTGGGCCTTGTAACTTCGCTCTCCCATTCTAAACTTCAACAACGCTCCCATCTCATAACTGGTCACTGGCCCATCAATCAATGCAAGATAATACCTTGCCCTATCCTGATACTTCGTTGGATTAAATGTCTCCTCCACTCTACTTCTCCTTTGTAGCTACCCCGGAAGGTTCATCGGCATTATTCCGTCTTTCTCGAAAAAGCTCTCAGGCCAATACCCTAACTTCTTCGCCGCACGCCTTACTCTCCTATATCTCCCGTTTTCTATGTCGTCATCCCACCGAGCAAAACTTGTGTTTCCCAGCCCATTAATTAGAGCGGTACTGAATCTCGTGTGAGGTACTTTTCGGCACTTCCGAATCACTGCCATTGCCTTTCCTGGAGCATTCACGTAATTACACCAGAAAAAACACATAGCTAAATCCTTCTTTGGCGGCAAATCTCTGACCTCCAAGATGTCTTTTTTGTAGAAATACTTCTCGAATGTAACCTTACCCTCGAAATACCGCGCAGCCCTCAAAGCTATGTTGTGCGACAGCTCGAACAACACCTGTGTTTGAAACGTGGACGGATCCGAGAATACCTCATGAAAAGTCTGAATCCACTCAACAGCCCGCTCTCTCTGCTTTCCCTCGGGCTCTAACTTCCCCGTCGGGCTAATAATTCGACTCTTTAACGTCTCACCATGAACCACTTCCCCCGCTGGCAACCTCAAAGGTCGGTGGCCTACGATGACTTCAACGTCCTTTCTCCATCGTATCTTCCCGTCACCTGACAAGTACCACCCCTCCTCGTGAAACATCTCAAACAGCCTGCGCAGTGGCCGAAGGTGTGGACACGACCTCTCAATGGCAACAAGAAGGAAAGGAAGAGAACCCTGATCATCACTGGACTGGAAATCCTCTTTCCGCAACTCCCGAGGATACACAAGAATGTTCTGACAGGCTCCTGCTGTCATCACTGTCCCATCATAATTCATCACGCTACCAAAAACACCACCACTTTCGACCAAAAACGTCAACATAAATGCCCGACTCACATGGAGCTTTTCGTTTACGTATTGAATTCGATTTTCCTTGGAAAGAATACTTGTTTTACCCTTTATCCGAAATCCCTCGTTGCCTCTGAATTGTATCTTTCGCATTCTCGTCAATCCCCATACTGCACTCTCAATTTATGCTTCAATAGCGCTATCCCCAGCGCTATCACTTCTTTCTCCTCTAACTCCTTTACTTCCGTCAGAAGATCGATGTAATCCTTATCCCCTATGGTTATGTCGTAACATCTACCACTAGGATCATTAACTTTCGCTCCTATATGCGCCGACAATAAAAGGCACACCAACAGAATCAATGCGCCATCCCTCCCCTCACATATCTCATATGAATCTAAGGACTGACAACACCTAGAAATCAACTCCGAATACTCCTTCTGTTTTCTTCTCTTCATGTGTTTTCGCATTTCTCACTATATTCTCTTTTCTCCTGCTCAAAATATTCAACTATATTCATAACCACCTCTATCATTCCAGCAGGACAATCCATTGTCAGGCCTGGTGCTTTCACTTTTACTTCCTCGTCCTTCACCACTACCGACCAAGAAAACCCATCGTCAAAAACATCGATCTTTGACTTTGTCTCCTTTACCCTCAATCCTCTGAGAGATAATGCACGAGTAACCTCCTTGTGCGTTTTCTCGGTAAGAAACTCCGATATTTCCCTTTCTTTTACTTTCTTATCGACTCTCTGAATATACCTCCTCCATGCCTCCACTAACCTATCCCATGAAGGCAAAATACGCCTATCAAAGTCATATCGATACGTTCGATTTATTGCGGGAATATAGTCAGCCAGACTCTTATAATCGGGAAAGTGCCCCCCCGCGCCGTATAGCTGAACGCCATGGACTTTTTTGTCTCTATTGCGAGCCTTCTCATAAACAAATCTAATGTATGAATCATAATTCCCGATTATGTGCCAATAATTCGTTGATAACTGCAGCGCTAGCTCACACGGAAAATCTTCAGGAACACACGACAAAAGAACGCTCAACCTGTCCTTCTCGTACGTCAAACACTTCTCGAGCTTTTCACCATACCTCGAATCATTCCACGCCGGTCTCGTCCATATCATCCTCTCCCTCCCCTCCTCTCGATTTCATCTCCACTCTGCTCATCGATCGAGAACGTCACCGCTAACGTTGACACTAGGTACTCTATACCGCGCCATCCAAGCTCTCAGCACTCGGAAGTAGTCATTGACTGATCGAACTCTAATCGTCGCCTGGGCCGTGCTAGGCGCTCTAGCGTCGAATACCTCAAACGTGTAATCAATCGCCTTCGTTTTCTGTCCCTTGTTGTTGTTCACGATTCTGAGAGAACGACATCGCGCCGTTGCTCTCGGGCTCATTTGCTCCATTTTTCCTCACGCTCCCTTTTTCAGTTTTCTCGTGTCTGCCAGTTTGACCTCAATAGGTCGAAGATATCCACCGAATAACGACCCCAACGTCTCACCGTAAATCTCAGAAAATTCCTTCGGCGTCATGTTCGAGGTAATCGTTGTCGGCCTCAAATAGTCATACCGATATCGAATCAATAACCGCAATACTGTCTGAACATATCCAGACATCCCTCGATACTCTTTCCCAATATCATCGATGATCAGATGAGGAACATCATGAATCCTCTTATACATCGAAATGTTAGCCGTATCGTCCCACAGATTAGTTCTATCGACAAACGCCTCCTTGATTCGGTCAGGCGTTATCCAGTGAGCCCTGTGATCATACGTCATCAATCCACACTTCAAAAGCATTGACGCCAGATAAGACTTCCCCGCTCCGTTAGGGCCGTACAAGTAATACCCTCGACAATCCGTAATATCCTGCTCCATTTCATCGATAACTCCCTCCATAGCCTCAATCTGCTCATCATATAAGGCAGCAAACTTTGCATGCCAATAACGAGGAGGAACTCCCATTACCTGAAGATAACCTACCGTTAATTCTATATTCTTTCCCATTTTATCCATCCCTGTCCTTATGACCGTATCGCGTTCGCGATCACTGGTCTTTCGTCAACTCTGCCGCCCGTAACTTTCCATCAGTCACGAACCGATCCCTATGCCAACCTAGTTCTTTTATCTTTCGCAATCCCGCGATTACTGCGTCCCCCGAAAAATCGAATTCCTCGTATGAAATCACGTCCACACCCCCCGGTGCACGAAGCTCTAATCGAGCTTTCATCCCCTTTTTTGTCGCCGCCACCACCCACAGAGATTCCTGACTCGTATCTATAATTTGCTTTCTCAGTTTCTCTGGTTGGTCCCCTGTCCACTCCCCTTGTAAATGCGCAGGCTTCTTTTCTTTCGCTATTTTCGGCGCAGCTCCCTTCTCATACTCCAAGGCGAATGAATTATAAAAACCCAATAGACATCCAACGGTTATCGATCCTGTTACGCCATATTTCGCCTGTAGCTGTGGCCAATACTTTACGCAATAATCGAGATACCCCTTTAAGTTTTCAGGCGTATCATCGGCCATCAATGACAACATTTGAGTCCCTGCTTTTCCCCATTCTTTGAATGACTTCGGCGCATACCCCCGCTGAGAAGCTTCATCCTGAAGATAACGTACCCAATCCTTGGCGTTATAGTCTGAGATAGGCTTTGTTTTGTATCCATCCGCTGCCTCTGGTGGCGTAGTCTTCGATTTACTCCTTGCTTTTTTCTTGGGTTTCTTCTCCGCTTTCTTCTCCGCTTTCGGCCTAAGATGTCGCCGTCCGATTGACGGCTCAGAACGAACTTCTTCCAACATTAACGGTAGTTGCTCAGGAGAACCGCTTACCTGCGGCTTTTCACTCGGAACAACCACTCTCTCCTGTGACTCTCCACTTGTCGATTCACTCTCTCGATTCAACCGAAGAAGTTCCTGCAATCCCTTCGGGCCGATAACTCTCATGATTCCCTCCTCTCCTAACACTCCAAAGGTCTCACTCAATAAGTCGAAAATGAGATCCAGACCCCCACTTCGCTGACAGTATTCTGAGAAATAATCAAGACTCTCCACGTCGCGCGTCTTTTTTATATTAACGTCAGACGACGATGTTTGATCAATCGTGGATCTTATTTGATCGTTCTTATTTGTTGGACTTTGGATGTTGGTTTCGACGTTGTCGAAACATCTCTCTTTTAGTTCTAATATTGTTTTTAGTGTTAAAGCTAATATATTCTTATATGTTTCCTCAGATATTAAATAAGATTTTAATATATAATCATAACTATCATAGATAGGCGTTTCAGTGTCAGAAACCCGTTGAAATTTCTCAGTTTTTCGGTCGATAACCATTTGGGGTTTTTCAGGGTCAGGAGTTTCAGGGTCAGGAGTTTCAGGGTCAGGAGTTTCAGGGTCATTTTGTTGTTGACTTCCAGTGCCGGCTTGAAGGCCCCGATCAACAATCCCCTCAAATTGATATACCCATTCTTTCCGTCCGGATCGCTGGCACGAAATAAGATTAGCCTGTCTGAGTTTCCGCAATCGATAGGATACAGTATCCCTCGATACACCGATCAACTCCGCTACTCTGGCATGGGGAATAAACGCACCTGCCTCCTGATGCTCATAAATGAGATAGAGAATTTCTCTGTCTCGGTTGTCCAATAGTTGACACCTTTTTATCGCGGATTTAATCGACATCTTTCTCTCCTTGTCGATTAAACTTTTGAGTTTCCGCTGAGACATGCACCGCCATAAATAGAGCACAAAGAAAGTAACTAGCCCTAGACACTGCCGACAGATGAGACAACGTCAATCGAGAATGCTCTCGTATAACCCCTGTCGGACTTGCCCAAAAAGACAAGACAGAGCCCCAGATATCCAAAATAGTAGCTATCCAACGAAAGCCTCGTAATACACGAACGCCTTCGATGATTCTCTCGAACTTATCGCGTACTGTTGCCTTCTCCCTCTCCTCTAGTTCAAGATAAACATAGTCCATATCCTTCAACTCTCCATCCTCATTGAATATGGGAACATACCAGCAATATCCCTCGATTTTATTCAAATCGAATTGCTCAGCTAGGTCCGAAAAGTCAAATATGTACCTTCCTTCCTCGGTAATTTCATAGTCCAGTATTGCCATATCCCTCATCTCGGCTAAATGACGCAAAACAACGCGCCCTTCTCCAGAAATATACTCCGGGGTATAGTCTTCCCTCTCGGGTTGAAGTACGCCGCAAAATTCACGGGGGTCAAAAGGATAATCATCGCCATACTCCAATTGCTGTATGTGGATATTGGCAATTATTGCCCGTCGTATTCCGTCTAGTTCAAAAGGATGGATAGGTCTTCCTTTATAGTAAGGAGTATAACAAGGATGTCCTAACGGATACTTCTTGCCTTTAATGCAATCTCCCATTTCTCTCCCTTTGTTTTCCGGGCTATTTCTAGACAATGTGATTAGACTTTAGCGATCATTGTCCGCCAAACAATGATCACAAGGAGCATTACGCTAGTTGAAACATTGGCATTGTCAAGAACTGAACAAAAAGAAAAAAGTTAGCCGAACGAAAACAAAAGGTTAGAGGTGGGTCTAATGAAAGAAGAAAAGAGGTCAATTGGCAAGGTATACAAACAGAAACACAGCGCCTATCTCGAGAACAAGAGTCAACACCACCCCTGTTGCGATAAGAAAGCCAGGCCTTCGGTACCAAGTGTTTGACTTGGCCTCTGCCTCCTGAGCTTGAACAAGCGCCGATTCCAACTCCTGAGTCATCCTTCCGTGAATCTCTCTTTCTATCGTTAGCGCCTCCCTCATCCGATCAAGTTGCTCCATTCGAAGAGAAAGTTGCTGATCCAATAGCGAGACTTCCTGCCGCGCTAACGGGAGATCCTGAAGGTCACTAAGTATCTGAAGACCCCACTCTCGCTCAAACCAAAACCCAGGAATGCCGTTTCGTTCCATCGCGGCTTCCCTTTCCTCTACGAAAATTCCCTCACCAAGATCGTCGTATTCCTCTTCCTCTCTTGCTACGACTGCGCTCTCTGACATGAAAACAAAGAGTATAATCAATAACCAACTTCTTCGCATAAGCTAACCCCAAAACATGAAGTAGAGTATCACCACCACCGCCCCAATAAGTATCGCGTTATCCAGTCGAAACAGTACGGCTCTAGACGACAATACTTCCTTGAATTTCTGCCAAACACTCACTTAAACCTCCACCACTTCATTCGACAGTAAAGAACACAATAGTTTCTCCACTACAACCCCTATTGGTTGCTTCTGTATTATGCACTCGTCCATCAATAACGTAATCAATGCCTCCGACAAACATAGCTCCAAACCCTCCCGCTCTGAGTTAAGACATCGCGCCTGAATCTCTTGAATCATTTCCTTCAATCCAGTCATCGCCTCCGCTCTTGTCTCACCACAGAACCTTATCGAAGGGTACGCCTTAGAGTAGGCAATAAATCCATCCCTATACATTAACGTTTCGATCATAATTCCCCTCTTAGTTTCGAGACTACCAACTTCTCCACCGAGACATCACTAGCCACCGCCTCTACCTCTAGCAAAAAGAACAAACTTGAGGGAATCTCCACCGCCACCCTCTCACCCGTACTCTCGAGAGTCGTAGCCTTATTAACGATAGCGTTCATTGCCTGGGTAATGGTATCATCTCCTCGATTCTCTCCACACATGTTTCTCCCCTTTCACGACTGATTTAAATAGTAGGCGAGAAGTATCAAAAGAACGACAACAATAACCTCCACCGCATCCCACACTACCGCACTATGTCGTGAATTCATCTCAACGCTTACCCTTTCTTATCCGACGAAATAACTCTAGTGCCTCCTCATCGGTCATGTTTACCGTGCTACGTATTCCTTCCCTCTCCTTGGTGATCTGTTTCAACTTCTCATCTATCTCTTTGGCCTGATTCTCCCGCAACCAATCGTATCGAAGCGCCTCCTCGATCTCGTTCTGTCTGCCCGTCATCTCACCGATGACTCTGTTCGTTTCCCTTCTTGTCTCATCGTTGACTCTCGCTTTATACCCTCTCCGATCTAAGAGATACGACAGCCCTATGGGAACTAAAATCATCGAAGCAATAACCGACGCAATAAAAACAAACTCTTCCTTCACCCACTTGGCTATTCTTTTGACTTTCTGCTTCATATATTCTCCCACAAACAATCACTTCCCGGAACATACGCGGTTTCAGGTATTTCAACAGGGGGCAATCCCCTTTCTGTGCGATGAATTCGATTCCACTCCCTCGCACACAACAAACACAACGGCTCTCTCTTCCCTCTCACTCGGATAGAAGGCACGGTGTCGGGATTGAAAATAACGAGCCCATCGCAAGCCGCACACATCCCTATACAGTAACTAACTCCGGACATTTATCTCTCCTCAGTATGGTTTTAGTCGTATTTGATCCTTCGGCGGAAGATCCACCAATACATCAATTTCCCGAGATTCCATTCCCTGTTTTACGCCCTTCCATATCTTCTCGTAAAACAACCCAGAAGCAACTCCGAGTCCTACCATCAAAACAGTGGAATACTGAGAATCTGAGAAAAGCGCAGGCTTCTCCCAGAAAGAAAAAGAGCCATATACACCACCGAGACAAATCGGAACCCAGGGAGTTATCGCGTATATTCCAACGAGAATCTTTCTCAGCCTGGGTATTCTCCACAATGTCTTGAAAATCCTCATAATGAGAATCATGGAAATGCCTACTGATACGCCTATCCCGATAAAGGCTGAACCAATAAACAATGAGATCACTTCAGTCATGGGTCACCCCCTCCCTTGTATCGGCAACTTTTGACGTCAATCAAGAATACTAGGAGTAAAGCCCAACAAAAACGGGCGATTCGTTAGGTGGAAACGAATCGCCCTGAGCACAAAATCCAGAGAAAAATCAACGCTAATTATGATGAGCTACCCTGAAAAAACAAGAAAAAAAGAGAGAGCGAAAAGAGGCGGATCTGGGGGGATGGTCAACCTTTTCGCCCTCTCTTTACCGCTACTATGCAAGGACAATTCTAAAAAGGAGCAATAGCAGAGTCAAGACTACAAAGCAAATGCCATTTGAATGTATTCGGAGGGAGCGTCGCCCGTTTTATAAACCCAAATCTTTACGCCCGCCGCGGTCAATCCGTCGAGAATATCCTGCGGGAGTTTCATCGCTAATCGACGCACTGCGGCATAAGTGCCTCGTCCGCTGTCGGGATATGAACCCTCGAAGTCTCCATCCTCACCCTCAGCCGTAAGACCAGCTTGCCATGCCTCAGCAACCCAGTCCCAGTATTGGTTATCACTGAGTCGTTGAACTTTGACCTTGTGCTTCCCTTTTTGGGAAGTCTCTGCAATAAGGTTCCCTGGAACACTGGAATCGGTTCCTGCCTGGGAAGAGCCTGCGAAAATGTCGTATCCTATCTTCAAATTTGCCATTGTTATTATCCTTTATTCCTTCTCTTCTGTCAGTACTTCACCACTATGTCAACTCACTCCGAGTTATACCTCTTCAATTGCGGGAGTGCTTATTGCCGCCGCTACGTGAGCGTTATAGTCGGTTTTAATTTCGTTCAACAAGACCCATAGTTGGGCGCTCGTTGTAACGTCGGCGGCGGCGGTGACGTTCGTTGCGTCATTCACTGCGTGAATTGTCGCCTGGGTTCTGTGGGCGTTATAGTCCGCCTTGATTTCGTTCGCGAGCGCTATGGCGGTGTCGATGTCGGTCGCGGCGGCGGCAGCTACTGCGTTCGTAGTGTCGGGGTTTTCGTGCATTCCCGTGGTGGCCCGGTGAAGATTATAATCGGTCTTTATCTCGTTCGCGAGAACATAGGCACTAGCAAGATCCGTTGCGTCGGGCGCTGCTATCCCGTTAGAGGTGTCGTTTGTTGTATGAACTCCTGTCTCGATCAAGTGAGCGACATAATCAGTTTTTATCTCGTTGAGTATGGCGAAAAGTCCTGCCGTTGTCGTTATATCTGGCGCTGTCGTGGGATTTGCAGCGTCGTTGCTGACATGAACACCAGCCTCGACCCGGTGAAGATTGAAGTCAGCTTTTAGCTCCGTTATCAGAGTGATCGCGGTGTCGATATCGCTGGCATTGGCTGCAGCAATGGCGTTTGTGGCGTCAGCCTCAAGATGTGTACCCGTAACGGCAATGTGAAGGTTATAGTCCGCCTTGATTTCATTGGCTAAGGTTTCCGCTGAGGCTAGATCGGTGGCGTCGGGAGATGTAACAGCATTGCCCGCGTCGTCCAAGTTGTGAACGTTGGCCTGACTTCTGTGTGCGTTATAGTCAGCCTTGATCTCATTGACTAGGGTTTGCGCGGAGGGAAGATCTGTCGCGTTCGCGGAAGCGATAACATTCGTGGTGTCATTTCCTTCGTGGACACCCGCCTCTACACGGTGCGCGTTGAAATCAGCCTTGATTTCATTGACTAGCGTTTGAAGTGAAGCGAGATCGGTTGCGTCTGCGGATGTTACATCATTGGCCGTGTCCGCTGTATCATGAACGACCTCTTCCGCTCGATGTGCCTCGTACTGTGTTTTGATGTCGTTCAACAGAGTGTAGGTTGTAGCCAAATCTGACGCGTTTGCCGCAGTTACCACGTTTACAGTGTCATTCGCTCGGTGAACGCCACCCTCTATTCGGTGCGCGTTATAATCCACCTTTAGCTCATTGGCTAAGGCGAAAAGCTCAGTCTCCCCATTCGCATCGGTCGACGTGACGATGTTTGTGGTGTCATCAACAGCATGAACTGTCGCCTGTGTTCTGTGTGCGTTATATTGTGCTTTCTCATCATTGAGAAGAGTAATAAGAGTCTCTCGAGTCGTAGCATCAGCCGAAGCAACTACGTTGACGGCATCGGCCACATCATGAATGTCCGCGGTGACTCTATGAGCCTCATACTGTGTTTTGATGTCGTTCAGCAAAGTCAACGCCGTCGCTAAACTGGTGGCATTGGCGGCGGTGACTATGTTTGTCGTGTCGTTTGTTTTGTGGACTGTTGCCTGCGTCCTGTGTGCGTTGAAATCTGTTTTGAGTTCGTTCGCCAAAACATACAGCTCGGCTTCGGCGTTCGCGTTTCCTGCAGCGATGGTATTCGTGCTGTCGTTGCTAAGATGGACACCACCCTCGGTCAAGTGAGTCGTGTAATCGGCCTTTAGCTCATTGGCCAGAGTGATAAGGGTTTCCCTTGTGGTAGCATCAGCAGAGGCCACACTAGCAGCCGACGCCGCCATGTGATCGCCGTTGGTTCCCGTAGAGGCAAGATGTGTATTCAGCTTGCCCTTCAGTGCATTCGCAAGAGAGATCCCTGTGGCTAAGTCGGAAGCATTGGCAATGCTCTCTCCTTGTCCTACTTTTTTGTGAAAAAGAGTAGCGTCACCTCCTGCCACTCCTTTGATCGCATCCTCTCGAAGACCGACCAAAAAAGCATGCAATTCCTCTGCAGCCTTGCCGCTTGCAGAGAGATTAATTAGATCCCGTTTCGTTAGTGTTTGACCCATCAGGGTCCCTCCCTTCCTCGAGTCTCGTCCTCGAGATAACGATCGTCTGAACTACTGGAAAAATGACAAGAGACGAAAGGCCTGTCGAGAAAAGTATACCCTAATACTTTCGACAATCGGAGACTAATTTCTTTCTTAAGGTGTTTCCATCTGAGTCTGTTATGTCTTCGATCTTCACCCCAGGAACAAAAATCATAGACTCTGAGAGAGAAAGTTCTTCTCCCTTAGAGCGAAACCAAAGTCTACTCCTCACAAGACACCCTCTTTTTGGGATTCTCAATGCGTCTAGAATTTCACGCGTTCCTTTGACTGCGTCGTCTACAACCCACAACACGTCAAACGGTGACTCAATTTTCTCCATATTCTCTCCTCTATGGATTCCCTATCCACCAAATCGCTCATTCCATCGTTTCTCGTGACGAACCATCGCAAGATTGAACAGTTCCTCGTATCTCTCGACAAGGTTTGACCACAGCAACCCTCGAGCAAAGGAAAGTCTAGTTTTCTCAGAAGAAGAGAAAAAACCTCGTCCAAACACTCGTCTCAAGTCTGAGAAAGAATCGTCCCCTTCCCACTCACAAAAGTCAATCGGCCATTTAGTGTTTTTGACGACATCCTTTTGACGGAAAGCAACAACAGGCTTCCCTCGCGCCAATGGCTCTAAAAAGACATAACCGAAACTTTCGCTCCTTGATGGAACCAGAACACAATGAGCGGAGTCAATCAGATACAAAAGTGACTCCCTTGAGAGTCTAGACTGCACCTTGACATTTCGAGCCGTAACTCGAGAAAGGAATCGAGTAATCTCCTCCTGATTCGCCTCGGCAACGACAACGATCTCCTTCCACATCCCGGTATCAATAGCATTGATAAGATTAGGAAGAAAATCTCCTCCCTTTCTCGAGTCACTCAGTCTCCCCACGAATATCAATAAAAGTGATTCACCCCCCGCCGCCGACTCCACAACATAATCAATACCCAAAGGCAACGACTCAGAAGAAATGCCCAGACGCGCTAACCGTTGTTGCTGAACACTACCCGCACAGAACACCACAGCAGACCGTCTCGCCTGCTCCAGTCCACCACATAAATGCGATCGACCCGACTGACGAAAAGAATCGCCTACGGGTGAAGGTAACCAATCAAAACGATAGGAATCATATAATTCATCGATGAGATCAGAAGCGTACCTCGTCACTGTCGGAGTATCTCCCAACACCTGTTCCAGCAACAACGGATAATCGATATGATGAGCCTCGATCACATCCTGGCGATAGGTAGAAACATAGCGATGCACTCCCTCAGCAAATCCACCAAAAGACGAATAAGAGAGACCCACCACCCGGACACCGTCAATCGTCCAAATATCCATTGAACTCTTGGCAGAAACTCGACTGATAACCGTAACGTTATGGCCTCGATCGCTCAAGGCCTTCGCCTCTCCTCTAACGTACGTCACAACGCCGTTAGGAATGACTTCGCTCTCATATCGGGGATATCTCCCTGATATCACTAATCCTATTCTCATTCCAGACATCTCCCTGAACCTCCTCTAAAGAAGTATACCGATAGCCTGGAAAAAAAGAAACTGACATCAAGTAGCGCTGCTTAGATATACGTCGTCCCCTGTAACAGAAGTGATATCTGAATTTGTAATAGAGGGAGTTGTCCCGGACGTTGACATAAAGACATTGCTGTCACTCAAACAACCCCTTCCGGCCATAATTAGAGCCTTACCACTGGAGACATTCGCCCAATATCGATTATTAGTGAAACGACACTGATCGGTTAGACCTAAGCTAACCTCAGTCACTGTTCTCGCTACCGCGGAATCGATCTTGAAATCACATCGATCAATTACAAGATTCGACGGCATCCCTACCACGGTTATCAGCGCCGTCGCCGCGTTCGGCGTAACTCGAACTAAAAAGTCATGTAACGACGCAAAATCCGCCATCTCTATGATAAAAAACTTGCCTGCGTTGTTATATATACTCCTGATTTGTCCGGAATACACATGACAATCTGAACCAATATGGATATCAGATCCCACCGTCGGAACATACCCATTAGGCGAAAACTCCAACTCATATGCCTCAACTCCCTCCTCGAGCCACACACCGCCAATATAAAGAGTGGACGTTAACGGTGCCGCCGCGCAGTCAATAGAAACTCTCCTCAATGACGCAAACTCTGCCGCTAGAATATTCCCTAAGGTGGTAACAGAGCTCGATGCACCGTCACAGTTTACAATTGCCAACCCGTTTATCGACGGTCTAGCAAAACCAGAATCCCCTACAATATCCACCCATGAACCATAGTTATTAACCTTACCCTTTAGCAGCCTAGTAGCACTCGGTTCATTGTTATTGGTATCAAACACCATATCGTTAACTGATAAGCGCGATTCCTCAACGGCAGGCCCATACATCACTATTGGCGTATTTCCCGGAAGATTGGGAATACTGGGATCTAACACCACCAACAACCCATCAATGATGGATTGACAGGGATTGCCTGTTCCTGTACCGGCCCTTGCGCCGAATTCTATCCAAGGACTAGTACCAGGCTGTTTAACAATACTGTCGCCTATGCTGATCTCACAGTCTCGCATCACAAAAGGAGTACACCCGTAATACGTTAGGGCCTGTAATGTCGATCCCGTAGTCACGTCACCGCACCGGAAGAAGCACCCCATAAACACCACGCCCGAATTCCGAACATCGAGCAACGCTCCGCTAGCGTTGTTAAACTGACAATTGACGAACCTTACGTTAGTCGCCGCGCTGAGGTATATCAATACCCTGTCGCTGTCTGAATCAAAAGAACAATTATCAAAGGTCACCTGCATATCAAAAACATTAACAATCTGAACAGCATAGGTATCGCCCACAGCAGAAAACCGACAATCCTTGAAGTACAACCCCTCTTCATACTCCGCCGTTGCGCTTATGTTCTGGATATAAATTAACGCCTCCGGAGTTATAGCGGACGACGATGGACCGGAAAAGTGACAGTTCTCAAAATACCCTCTAGGAGGATATGTTGGATTGTAATCGATAATCTCCAACCCATAATCCTCCGTAGATATTGACGTCGAATTCATGGTTACGTTTCGCATCGTGGTGTTTCCGCCCACTATCCGAAATGCACCGGAGTCAAAAGCTACATCCTCTAGAATAACCTCCGAAATGTAATCCACTTTCCACTTATAAGATGAATGCAAGCTTTTGAGCGTAACCCTTGACCATTTACCGTCAAACTCAAAGTCAGACGACGTTCCTACCGGTAGATAGACGGAACACGAATCCTTAGACTCGCCACAAACCCACACGTCCTTCGCTAGCGCTGCTATGGCGTTCCAAGTATACGAGCCTCTCCGGAGAAAAAACACACCATTAGTGAAGTCGTTCATGTGATCGACGGAATCCGTAGAGTCGTAGTCACCCCCCACAGACGTTGCTCCGTGCGTCAATACGGCGGTAAACGCCCGACGCCGGACAACCGTTTCGTCGATCCGGGCAATCGCATCCTGTAACGTTCCGGGGTCCAAGTCGCCTAAACCGCCAGCTCCTGTGTCGGTTAGCGTTCCGTTCGCGAAGTCGGTGTTGATTCCTATGTCCTGACCGGCCCTGTTCCCTAGATCGGTGAGTAACTCCGAAAATGCGCTTTGAACATTCGTTGACGAGAGAATACCCACCGGAGTAAAGGCCACCTGTGACGCCGTAATAGAGTGAGGATCGCCTGCGTCATTGATATGGTCTATCAGTGACTTTCCGGTGTTATAGTACGCGACGGAATGACCGTATAGTCCGTCAACGAGCGGACCCGCTGACCCTCGAGTAAACTCGAAGCTTTTTAGGTATCGAACACCAAACCCGAACGACGTCGGAGTTGACGGGATAGTTGTTGTGTTTTCTATCACCCGAACCGTCCACCTTAGCTTGCTCCGGTGCGCCGTCTCTATCCCCGAAAACGGGTCGGTAATCGCAGAATCCTCTTCTTCCGCAATATCCTCCCACCACGCCATGATGTAACCGGTGTCTGTTTGGGGAAAAGCACCGGGGACAGTAAGCACGGGCGGTTTGACTATAAATGTATCTCCCACGCCGATGGCACCGATTCCCGCGCCGAGCGTCAACGTCGTAGATGTATATCCTGTAATGTCAAAAGTGTTTCCACTCTCAGCGCCTGACGTCATGAGAACATAACAAGCGCCATGGTTTGCCGTCGCCACTAAATCCATGAATGCCTGAAATTTCTGCTGAACATCTGTTATCTTATTGGTGGCGCCGTCAATTCCGGTAACCGTCCCTTCAACAATATAATTTTCGTCGTCAATATATTCGACGTCAGCCGGTGGATCGGCCTTGGTGGTCGATATCATAGCTCCTTCGACCATGGCCCATCCCGCGCCGATATTGAAATTCTGATTTGTAGGAACGGCAGCCGACCCAAATCCAAAACCGGTGCCTACCCTAAATGTTCCAATGAAATATTCGGAAAGAAGTTGTATCCATATCCTCAAATTATCCTGGAGTTCATTCAAATCGGCATCCATAACGGGAACACCCTGCTGAATGGAAACTCTTTGATACTCCTTGGTGACATCAAAAGTATTTCGACTGACATTAGGGGTATTCCCTGGCATGCTTTATCTCCTCTAGATGATTTCTATTGTGACAAAAGAAGCTTTTCCCCACTCGATAAGAAAATCAAGCCTATCCTCTTGTTCGGTAGTCAAAGGCTGAGAAACTGCGGGGATCGATACAAGGAAAAATCCCAGACCCACACAAGAATGCCAGCCCAATGAGTCGGGAGTATATCTCAGTTTGTCTGTCTGCGTTCCTATTAATGGTGGAATAGTCACGTCAGTCGTGTCTACTGTTCCTGTGCTGAACCTTCCATTCGTCCAGCAAACAAACTTCCACCCCTCTTGAATCTGCAGATCCCAATCAGAGGGACCCTCAATCAGTTCTTCGTAGGCGCCCTTGGTTCCTTTTGTTCTAAACCAATCCGCCGCCGCCAATGTTTCTTCCCGTTGCCGCAATCCCCCTGCGGCTTTCCACGTCGGCCACCCTATCCAGGAATCGATGAGCCACAGTAAATCCTGATGAATAGATTCTATCGAAAACAAGGAAAGAAGGTTTTCACAGTCAGTTTTCAGTGCGTCAACGTTCGCAAGCACCGCACCGAGAAACTGATACAAGTGATTTGTCGATGTGTCGTCTGTTCGATACCCGCGAGGCAAGGACTTATAGCCATAATCGACAGCTCCCCATCTATCGTAAGGGTAAGCGCTATCTCGGTTTAGAGTGGTGTCATTTATCCACTGCCCATCGTTTCGTAGCGCAAACAATGCGTAATAGTAGATAGCGCCTGGTGTTTTATTTGAGTCGTCAAAGAAATAATCACCTACAGTCAACGCGGGAAAAGTATCATCAAGCAGCAACTCGGCATCGCCATCGTCATACGCCTGAGGCCATTCTCCCCACTTTCTCAGAATTCTTATTCGTCTCGTCCAGGTCGGAGAGTCGGCCACAGAAGGAACGCTATAAAAAACACGAACAGTTGACCCCACAAGTTTTGACTCTACATAGAAATTAAATTCCCCCAATTCCATGAGAACATCGGGAGCGGGATATATAATCGAACCATAGATTGCAATCCCATATCCTGATAATCCAAAACTCATGTCTTCTCCCCTTGTATCACTTCACAGGCCTCAATATGAGCCCATGGTTGCGTATCTACACCAAAAACTCCCGGACCAGGAAAGTACACTCCCGTAGGATCAGGGTTATTCCGCGACTCCCACATGATATATCGTCGACTCAAATGACTCCACACAGCCATCCGATACAGAACGCCATTTCCTACCGCTAACCCAGAAAGTCTCTCCTCATATGTCCTATCAGAATATGTCATTTGTTCCACCGAAACCCATCACTTAGAGATCCACTCTGCGTCAAGATCTTACTTCATTTCTCCTGTTTTGACCTGGCTTTTCTCAGTATACTCCTCAGTGTTTCTTTCTCTCGACGATTCAACTCCGTTCCTCTAAACACTACCTCAACATCGTCTACCGACATCTCCTGCTGAGAAATTGTCCGAGGTAAACTCTTCACTTCTCGAATGAACAATTGACGATCAGATGCCTGTTGACGACCAAGTTCTTTTATCACTGTGCTATTCTCCTGAATTTTTTCCGCGTTATGGCTAACATCGGCGCTCGTCTTCGATGTGATGGAATAAGTCGAACCATAGAACCCTACCGCCGCACCCGCAAATACAACGACCACAGACGTCAAAATACCCACAGCCCACTTCACTGTCCCTGCAAATCGATAGTATTGCGGCTTTAATTCGGCAATGTCAGTATCCTGTCTCGCCTGTCTCTCTCGTTCAGAACACACATGCCCATTCGTCTCTAAATTCTCGACTCGCACGCCCAGCCTAAGAACACCATCTCTCGCCTCCGCCGCGGCCTTGGTTACTGGAGGTAACATCTCGTCCTTCATCGTCCTGGTGTTTTCTTCTATCCGAATCATAGCGTCAGATAATCGAGTCATGTTCCGAACGAGACTCCCCCAATCCCCTGTAGGAATAGGAGTTAATGTATCCTTTCGCCTATCTGTCATGTTTTACCCCATCGGCGTTGCCGCAGGGATAGCGAGTTGACACAAATCGGGATTTCATCTCGGCCAAACACACGCCCGTCAATTGTTGAGCATGCTGAATCAACCTGACATTCGTCTCTATTCTATGAACTTTATCATTAAGCCCCTTGACCTGTTGCCGTAACTCGTCCATCGAGTCATTTGTGACTTCCCTCAGTCGCTGTACTTCGCTCAATATAAGAGCCAGTGTGTCAATCTCCTCTGTGTCTTCACTATCCATCTGGTTGCCATTAATTCGATCGACCATTTCGGCCCTCTTCTTGACGAAGCGCTTAGCCTAATCCACCCACCAAAGTCAGGTCATAGGTATTGCCTAAGAGTTTTCCGAGCTCAAAGTATTGACTGTCAATGTTTGCGATGTATCCCGTGGTCTGAATCTCAAAAGTATCTCCCGCACTTGGAGCGATAGCTCCTGCCACCGACTGAATGGTCAACCCCCCATCGTCTGTTGTGTAGTCGACACCGACTGTCCCTGTCGCAACCTGGATTCCATAATTCAACCCCTCGACCGTGAAGGTGGTCGCAGACGTAAAAATTAACGTCCAATAATCGGTGAGAGTGCTCAGACCTACAACGGGCGTGAGTGCTATGTCGGTCGTTGCGCCTTCAGTGAGAAGTCTCGCATAAGCTCTCCTCTGAAAACGATTGATGTCGACATAATCCACTCCCTCGATATCCTCAATCGTCTTATTCACAAGAGACAATGGAACCTGAGCGCCCAATGATAACGTTTGGGGATGGAGGATTCCTGGGGCATCGATTGTCCCCTGAACTTCGTCCTCAATTGCTCGCGTTACGTCAATTCTGCGATAATTAGCGAGCATATAAACGGTTATATCCAAGTAAATTTCAACAATAGTTACAGCCTCTAACTGCAATATAACCGGGGTCGTTCTTTTGGTATTTAGTAACGCCCCCACTGTGCCAATAAGACCTGATCCTGTTTCAGTGTAGGGATTCCACGACCCTGTCGGTACTGGATCTGTCCCCTCCTTGGCGAGAATGACTCTCTCAAAAATAGCCCCATCTCCATTCAACGCCTTGGCCTTTGATATACCAGAAACACTCTTGGCTATTGCCTCATAATCGGCGTGAGTTACTGCTCTGTCATTTGTGGGATAAGTTGCGGGAGCGTTTATCTTCGCCTCGGCAATTGATTCTTTCTCGGCCCCTCCTGAAGGTTGCGCGGGATTGGTCACACTGGTGACAAAAGGATAACTCCCATTCAATCGAGTCAATTTATTGGCGCCGACTTTGTTTCCATCCCTTCCACCGCCGACCCTGTAACTCGCTGTTACATTATTCGTTCCTGACGCTGGTATCTTTCCATTGGTACCATCTCCGAAAATCACCTTAGTCTGATCGTACTCGTCGATCTCGGCGAGATAATGCTTATCGAGCGGCCCGCTCGAATTGAAATTGTTCACCTTCGTCCAAGCAACCGCAGGGCCGCCTTCTGCCACATAAACAACAAGACTCCACGCTCCCGTAGGGTCCGCTGTTATGGGGGATCGTTCCAAAGAAAATTCCTGACCCGCACTCCCGTCACTTGACCCCAACGTCTCGTCAATCGTTGTTCCGTGATACGCAGTCTCCCCCGTATACGTTCCCGCACCAACCGCCACAAAGTCGCTAACAAGCTCGAACGTTTCGGGGTCGCTCCCGTCTGAAGTATCAACCCGAATCTTTTCGCCAGCCGGCACCGTGCCTGCGCCCGATGTAACGAAAGTGAGATCAACTTGGGCGCTCGTCCTGGGAGACAACGCATAACCCAACCACTTAGCATGTTCGATCACTGACCGACGTTGAACAGCGCTCGGAGGCAACGCCTCGTTCGCACACCTGTCCTGGTAATACGAAATATTCCCGGCCATGAATGCAAACAATTCGGTAAGAACCACGCCGAGATCTGCCTCTGACCTGTCCGTCCACTCTGGCGCCGTAACCTCTGCTAATTCCAGAGCGTCAGAACGAAACCCCTCAAAATCTCGTGTTCCGAGATCCACCGATAAGGTATCTCCCGACAACGTCGTAATTGAAACCATAATTTTCTCCTACTGAATCCTTAGTTCGAGGTCACTATCCTGGCCTGTAGTCTTATAGAGAAATTTTACCTGAATAAAAGTTGCGCTCCCTGATACTATCTCTTTCGAATAGACCCTCACAGTGAGCACAAACGCCCTGGGCTCATACCGAGCCAGTGCCTCCTTTACGAGATTCTCGATTGCGCTTCTGGTTGCGTCAGAATTGTTATTTCTCAGAACCCGAGTATAACCTACGGTACCGACTTGCTTCCTGATAAGTCTCTCATTGACAGCTGTCTTGACAATAGAATGATAATTCGACTCAATCTTAGCTATACCCTCGGTTGTTCTGATACTGCCCTGACTACTAAAAGAAAAAGGATATCTTATTCCTCTGGGGTATTCTTGCGACATATCCCACTATACCACGCAACACTGACGAAACTATTTTCCTAAAATATACGTGCTGAGTGAATTTGAGAGTTGAGCTATTAACGCTGAGAAAGACGCTGCCTGCGTTGTGACGTTGCTCTCCCCCACCAGTGTGGTGTGAGTATGCGTTGCAATAAGAGTCAACAGAGTCGTCATGAGAGTCTGCCATTGATTTCCTTTTAAGTAGGGTTCGGTTGCTGCTACGCCTCCGAGTTGAATCCCGGGCGCTCCCCCTGTGTTCAGTACGATTTCTCCACCTGCGGATTTCAGGCTGAAACTTGTTCCTGCCTCTATCGAAGCGCTTTGGACTGCTTTCCAATCAATATCTGCAGCGCAATCAATTCTGTGATTCGCGCCGATATAATGACGAAGTTCATCCTTGACCACATACTCCGCTGACCCATCGGCTAAAAACTCAAAACGAGACCCGTTATTGTGAGCAAGTTGAACCCTCTCTTCTCCCTCAGTGTCGTCGAACTCGAGTAAATGCTTACTCCCAGACTGAAACAACCTCACATTGGGATAAGTTCCAGCAAAAGTCGAACTACCAATAATCCCCACACTGCGAAGAGTGGTATCAATATCGTCAGTCTCTCCTTGGATATGTTTTGGAACCATGCTCTCATCGTCTCGAATCCCCCAAACGCCACCGGTCCAAATAGGCTTTTGGGGGTCTCCCTCCTCGAACTCAATCCAAACAATATCGTTAACACTTGGGGGAGCAACAAACCCCCAACCACTTCCACCGATTCCCGTAGCTGGCCAAGCAAAACCGATAAGGTCATTCCCAAGGATAATGGGAACCCTGACCTTTATTCGAAGGAGCTTCTTTTCATCCGTATCCACCTCAGCAATAACACCGCGATACTTTCCGAAGTAGCGACCAGCATATCGTTGACTAAATTCGTTACCTATCATCGTTGTTGCCCGTCTACCACAATCGTTGTCCCAAACTGTTGTGATACTGCGTTAACCTCGGTTCGCGATTCCTGTTGATTGGTTATCGCTGGCTGCCCTGTAGCCGACGTCATCCCATCCGCTTCTGTCTCGTTCGCCGTGCTCGCTTCATCTATCGCCTGTTGCGATTGTCTCGAGGGATAAAACGTCTGACGTTTAAGTGATAACGTGGTTGAAAATGTCTGGTCCGATATCGACTGAGTGATGCCTGTTATTCGATATCTTCCCACATGTAACTCGCTGAGCCCCGCCAAAGTCACCGCCTGAGAAATTCGATATCGCATGGAGGCAATCGTAGGAACCGCGTTTCCTTCTATCACTTCCGATGCCCTCGCAACTCTCCCTGCGTTTCTTCTTTCAGCTTCCTCGTCCGAGTCGGGAGTTGCCGCCCCGCTCGAGTCACCTGGTTGTGACTCCACATTACCTGCAGATTCGTTTTGTGTGTTCGGGATAACCTGACCGAAGGCCTGTCTCACCGAATCAACCACAGTTCTCGTTGTTGTTCTTTCTGTCCTTTGATTCGGAGTTGCGGCCTGTGTGTCAGTCGTTCGAGTTGAATCGCCGCTTTCCTCATCATCGTCTGAATCCTGACCTGCATCCAATCCAAACGCTTCGGCGATTCGTTGCCCTGCCTGCGCCACCGTGTCCCTGGTAGACGCTATCGAAAACATATTGTTATTCTGAGAAGATCCTTGGAGTAGATTGACGTTAGTAGTGACTTGCGCTGATCCCCTTCTGCGTCGTCCCGAAAGAAATTTCATCTCAGGAGAGAAACTTCGCAACGAATGATCATTGATTCGATACGAAAGAGTTTTTACTTCGATCTGTTGACCCAAAACGTCAAGGTCAACGGGGCGCCTAAAGTAAATGGTATTCCCATCCATACCCCATACATAGCCATACCTCTCAGATAACTGTTGGATCAATCGCGCATCGGTAGCATTCGCTTGAATGAGAGGATTATCCTCAGTAAAAGTCACCCCCTCGATAGATTCAGCGTCAAGTGAGTACCCGTATTCGTTCGCGAGTTGCTCCAGTATTTGATCGGGAGTCAAACCCGAGAATCGACGTTGCCTCTGCGTTCGATTCATTTGATGGGATTTGTCCTGGAATTGAACGGTAAAAGTAGATTCACCATCCTCAGGATAATCCTTCTTGTGACTCTTTACGACAAAGGGCCCTCGAGCCTCCATCTCATGGGTCCACCCCATCACAAGAACCAATTCCGCTCCCTTTCGGAAAACACGAGAGTCATAAATTTGATGGTCAGTATCTCGGAAAACTATCTCACCTGAATCGGCTTTTTTCTCTTCCTGTCGAAGAGACACCCTCAATATTTGTCGCGTTCGTTCTGTGGTGATTTCTTCTTCACCAACCCTTATTGCAATAATAGGAGTCCTTATCATGATATTGCCGCGTAAGTTCGAGGAGGAATATAAATCAATGCGCCCGACTGAAGATCGAACGGCCAAAAGATTTGAGGATTAACATCCGCGATAATATACCATTTATTTGCGTCGTCATAGTATCGATAAGCCAAGCTCTCAAACGTATCGCCCGCTCTCGTCTTATAGGGCACTGACCCCCGTGGTATGTCTGCGGGAAACTTCCGCAAAGTGTAGACAGAACTAATTTCGCCGTCGTTATCCTCAATCTGTATTCTATCGACAAGTCGATAACGAGAGCCTCGAAAGATAGGCATCACAAACCTCGCTGTAACGTGCTTGGACTGACTTCAACCATCTGGCGCAATGATTCCAAATGATGGAGCCATGCTCTCAACTCATACTGACTCCTCCAATACTGCGAAAGATTCAACTGAGCCCTCATTCGAGTTACGTCACCGTTCGGTGCCCTCCGAGTTTCACGAAACTGAACGTCGTTGACTACTACGTGAAAAGAATCTTTACCCAATCCATACAACGCCTGTGGGGGAGGAATAAACTGCCCTAAATCCGTGGAATAATCCTCAACATCGGGAAGACAGAACGATTCGAGAAAAGCCCGATAAGCTCCAACCCCCTCCTTGTTATCATCGTAGTCTTCCGCTGCATCAAACATCAGCTCGAGAGTAATTTGACTTCCTGTCCCGCTTTTGAAGGAAGCCGTCGGAATAGGTGATCCTGCCGCCGAAATATAATTGTAAGCCGCAGTAACCCGTCTCGTTGTCTCTGTCGGGTTGTATTGGAATGGAAGAACAGCAACAAGCTCTCCTTGGGCTACTCGACCAATAAATCCCTTATTAATCTTCACACCGGAAACAGTCATGAAAACGTGACCTCCTCCTGCTGTTCTAACTGGCGAGATATTCGCTCAATGATCATTCCGGCCAACTTCTCAGCCTCTTCCGGTGTAGATTCTCCTGCGGTCACGGTAATCTCGCCAATGTTCACAGTGACCGATCGAGACCCACTGCCTGAGCCTGTAGCTCCTTCAACGGCTGCCCCTAGCGGTGACGACTGTTGTATAGGAGAATCCCCAGAAACAATCTGAGAAATTCGACCTGTCATATCGGCAATTCCCGTTATCGTCTCGGGGAATGCCTCGCTCACTCCGCCTAGCCACGTCCGCCATAGTGAGCTCCCGCTCTCGGTAAGTGTGGACAATGGACCTGCCACCGCGTCAGAATGAGGGAGCAAATCCCGTATCTCTGCGATGTTCTCAGAGAACGACACCACCAATGAACTCCATACTGATCGAATACCACTCTTGAACGCCTCAACGAGAGCCTTTCCCGCGTTAAACGCTTTCGTGACTAACCCCGAGAAAAAAGAAAAAATCGTTGTCCCTACCGCTACAAGGATCGTGCCCACTGTCGTCAACAGATTTAGAATAACGGAATAGATCGGAGCCATTACCTGCAATATAGCCCCGACCGCTGTACTGAAAATCCCCGAGATAGTCATCCACGTCTCGAGAAGAAAGTTAGTCAGCTCATTGAATGCCCTCATCAATGGTCGAACAATCGGGGAATAGATATATTGTTCGACCCAGGGCATTACGTGCGCCCTCCAAGGCGCATCAGCCGCCGTCATCTTCGCCCATAATATTTGGAAAAACTCGATCAAAGCCCCAAAAGGTTTGATGACTTCACTCACCCAAGAAACAAGAGCGTCTTTTGCTCGACCGAGCCATGAAACCAACTCGATAACCCCTATGACGAGTAACGCAATCAGAGCGCCTATTGCAATAAACGCAATAATTGGCGCAGCCAAGGCGAGACCAATAACACCCAGAACAACCGCAAGGTTCCCAAGAGCGAAGCCCAAAAGAGCAACTCCAGCAACAAGAACCACACCGAGAACCTTTCCTGCGTTTCTCCAAAAGTCCATATTCTCGTCAAACTTGATGCCCACTGACGCAAGCGTTTCTTCCAACCAATCGATGCCCGAGATAACGGTTTCCAGTGCGAATGAAAACACAGCAACAAATATTTCCCAAGCACCTCCCATAACCTCTGATGCACTCTTCCACATCTCCTGAACTCTAACGATGAATCCCGTAAGAAACAGAAATCCCTTAGCCAGTCCCCTGTCTTCTAACTGTTCTTTCAATGCCGTCGCGATAGACGTTTGACCCGAACCGAACCAATCAACCAACGCCGTCCAAATAAGTTGAATGTCTGACACCCAATCATCGATGAAATCTTTTAAACCACCTAAGTTCTTCTCATAGGCTATTGCGAGAAGAACAATACCACCGACAAACGCCAACATTCCGCCCGCAAGTGCGCCCACTACCAGAAGCAAAGGAAGAACCAAAGTTTCAAGAACAGCGATCACACCAGCTAAAGTCACCCCTGCGGTAGCAGCCGAGGCAAACGATCCGGCTACCATAGACAACGCCAACACCAACCCACTGAGTGTAACGATAAACCCACCAACGGCTAGGCTTGTGAGAGTGAATCCCAAGACAAGGAAAGCAATAACCTGCGCAATTTTGGGGTGAGCCCTGACAAAACCGAGAAACCCATTAACGAACTCCCGAGTAACGTTTATTGCAAAACGAATAGCGGGAGCCAGCGCCTGACCCAACACCACAGCTATTGTTTGCAAAGAACCCACCACGAATACTTTCATTCCCGCAATCGTAGTTTCAAACGATGCCGCCGCTTGCCGAGAAGCTCCTTCTCCGTCGCCTATTCTCCGAATCAACTCGCGAACCGCGTCAGAACCTTCCATTCCATAGCGCTGATATGACGCACCAGCAGAAACAAGCTGTGATGCCTGTTGACCCAACAACGTATTCAATAGCGTAATCTTTTCCTCGTCCGTTCCAAAGTCCTTGTAATTATCGATAAGATCCGTAATAACATCGGTCAACCTACGAACCTGTCGAGTCTGCGGGTCAAATATATCCACACCAAAACGCCGGAAAGACTCCACCAATACGCGGGCTCGACGGGTACCTCTTCCTCCCATCTGTTCTGCTGCCCGAACCTGTCTCATTATAATGGCAAACCTTCGACCCATTCCGGTGAGAGCCTGGGTGGCATCCGCCGCTTGAAGCCCTGACGACCGAAGCATGCCAGCTAGACCGAACACCTCCTGAGAGTTCACGCGCCACACATTGGCCATACCCCGCAAACTTCGCATAACCTCAGGAATCTCCGAAATATCAAACGCCGTCTCTCTTGCAGCCTGAGCCCAGTGATCCATGATCACTCGACCCGCCTGGACGTCTTCGCCTGCCCCTCTAAACTGATGTCGAAACTGAGCAATTGCCGCCGCGGTGGAAAGAGTCGCCTGATCCAACGACAACGTGCCAGCCGACGCCGTCGCAAGGTCGAGAGCAGACCTCAACTCTCTCATGGCTTCATTTGTCTCGAGACCTGCCGCACGAAGACGACGAAGCCCCCCAATTGCCTGGGTGGGAGAGAATTGAGTTTCAACCCCTGTCGTCAATGCCAGTTCTCGAAGTATCTCCAACTCCTGACCTACGGCTCCGCTCACAAATTGGAGGCGGGAAAGTTCGACACCAAAATCCTCAGCATTCGACATCATAGGATCGAGAACTAATCGACGCATTGCCTCTCCTGCGCCGGTAGCACCAAGACCCACCATCAAGGCACCCCCAGCCGCCTGAGCCGAGGCCTGCATTGTTCGCTGAAGTGTGCGGGAGAAATCCTCAGCCTGTCTCTCTGTTTTTTGTTTCAGTCTACCGAGAGACTGATCAACCAATTGAACGCCACGAATCGCGCCCGAAGGATCGAAGTCTAACGCAATGCCCAATAATAGAGTTTCTCCCGCACCGCCTTGCATTTATCGTCTCCCCAGAAGCGCTTTCCACTTCTTATTTTCTTCTCTCTTCAGCCCATTTATTCTTTCACAATACTCGTGCCTTTTCCATCGAGGCAAGTTCAATATATCCTGTTCGGTCCAACCATATACGTGCGCGATCCAGTGAACCTCATCGAGTAGATTTCGACGAATCGCCTCTGCGTCTTCGTCGCTTAGGCTAAAAAAGCAGTAAGATTCAACACTGCCTCAACATCGGAATAAAAACACGAATGACACGAGAGCTTAGACCACATCTTAAGTCCTGGCGTCTTGTCCCTAACTGTGTTGAGAAGTAGAAGCCTATCTCGACTCTTCAACCGCGACGCCTGACTTTGATCCAATCCATCCATATCGCCCAATTTTGTAACACATGCCGCAATCATAGCCGTCACCGCCTGAGCGCGATTCTGTTGAGCGATAATTGCAACTTGTTCCTGATCCGAACCTCGAGCAAACCGAATCTTTCCCTCCTTGTGCCATTTCCCTTCGTAGTAAAAACCACGATTCAACGTGAACTCAATTTCTGTCGCCTGATCAGTAGGCCAAGGAACAACCTGTTGTTCTGAGAGAAGAACCTGCTCCTCAACGAGCTCCCCGCACTTCGGACAAGTACCACTCAACACCGTCTCATCCTTTTCAGCGAGAAGTAGAACCCTCGAATAAAGAAAGTCTCGATCTATCTGGTACATATTCCTGATGAGATTGTAGTCGAGTAACGCATCGGGGTTTTTCTTCCGAGGAACCAGCCCCTCGATCTCTTGAATAGCTCGAGACAACACCAAAGTCATACCCTTGGCGCTGTTATTCCCGACCCGTTTCTTGTCAGACATCAACTGTTCGTCCACTCCCGAAAATTCATCGAGAACGATAGTTCTATAGCGCGTTCCTTCGCTCTCGATTCCAATAGGCAATTCAATGCGATCAGACATTCCCTCTTGGATAGAGGTATCCTGGTTTGACATGAGTTTTCTCCTGAGTTTCTTCGTTTCTACGTTTTTCTACTAAAAAGTGAGTATGTAAGTGATTGTTAGATCAATGTCTCTTCTTTGATTCCTTCATTCGCGAGAACCAAAGTCGAGATGAGAACTTCATTTCCTGACGCGTCAAGATCCGCCGCCGATTGCTCCATGGGCCATGCCCTATAAATAGTCCATTTCTTGCGACGAAGCCCTGCCTTGTCCTTCAAGTACACAATAACTTTTCGGCGAAAGATTCGATCGTCGGCAAGACCTGCTCCTTGAAATCCGTTGACGCTATCGAGATTAAAAATCTGCCTCATCCACGTAATGAAGTCGGAATCGTTTGACATCCCTCGCTCGAGAGTCACGTTTTCGAATGTCGACTGTCCTGGAAGTTTTTTGGGTGTTTCGTTATCGCCACCCTCTCGGTATTCAACCACTTCCACCGTGTGGCTAAGACCCGACACCTTCGAGAATCCAGCACGAATGAAGCCCAAAATCTCGACCTCAAATTTCATGTTTCTGAAAGGATCCATCTACTTTTTCCTCCTTGAGATTTTACTAGGCCTCAGAAATTGTTGTCCCGCTTTCCATCTGGGTGAATCTCCAAATAATAAACTCACCTGGTTTCTGCGGTGCTATTCCAACTTCACCAATGACTCGCCCTGCATCGATGTCAGCTTGAACCATTGTTCCATCATCTGTTCCCATCTTCACGAAATATGAATCGCTCGCAGTCTCCGAAGGGAACGCATTTTGCGGAGCCAATGACTCAAGAAATTCCTCGACTCTATCTTTCAACTTAGCCCAAAGCCTGAAATCATTATTTCTCAGAATAGCCCATCTGGTGTTATCTGCTATCGATTTCTCGATAAACTGGAACATTCGCCTGACATTAATATAACGCCATTTCTGAGAAACCGAGCTGTCCAAAGTTCTGGCACCCATGACGAGAACGGGACCGACATTCCCATACTGTCGAATGGTATTGATATGCGCGTCGTTCAATAGCGCGTGAGCTGCATCGTCATATTCGGTGACTGCATTGAGAGCATAATTGATTCGGCCATAGCTCCCTTCACCTGCCGGGGATTGCCACGGTCCACCGTTAGGTGACGCAAGATTATCAACGCGAGCCCTCAGTCCCATAACCGCGCCGACACCGGCAATTGAACGTTTCGGGGATGACCCTGCACCTGCGACATCAAACACCTTGATGCCGCCAGCGTAAAGAGATACATAACTGGAATCAATACCCAGTGTTGTCTCTCGATAAGCTACCGCCTGAGCAGCCGTCAACCCTGCTGTGCAATAAGTGATAAACTCCAAATAAATCTTTGATGCCGCATAATTAGCGGCGGCGTGAACCACTGCGGCATTATTATTCCCCACAATAGCGAACGGCATGAATTCAATATTGTTGTTCAGAGCATACAGGCCTGTTCCACCTGTCTCCGATCCAATCCAATCCACATCCGTCATGCCTGTGGCTTCATTTGCCCCACTGGTGAGAGCTACCCCTGCCGTATCCGTTGCCGGCAAGTCAGCGCCAAGACCTATCGCGGCGTCAAGATCGGTTACTTTGATGTAAAACGACCCTGTGGATTCATCGTTCATCAATGTCTCGACATAATTGTCTGCGGTATCGAGCATTGACATTTGCACCCATCGATCAACCTCCACCTCTACGTCGTTCTCGTAGATATGCAGATCGAATTCCTGAGTTTGAAGCGTGGTTACACCCACCACATACGAGTTACTGAACGAACCCGAAATATCGACGAAGAAAGTCGCCGCGCCTGCCGCGATAACCGTTCGCACCGCAGTGACCTGCTTATATTCCGTATTTGTTCCGTCCGTAACCTTTATCACTGAATCAACATTGATGCCTGCAAGAGACACCACTTGAACACTAGTGTCCGCCGCCGTGATATCAACCGCGATATCCGACCCCGCTCCTGCCGATGCGTGTCGCGGATTTTGAGTGATCTTTGTTTTGAGATTATTTCCCCAAGTTCCTGGTGAGACCTGACCTAAATATCCGGCTTCCATCTTCAGTGTGCTGTAAGTTGCACCTGCCGCCGTTCCGGTGATAGTTTCAACAGAAAGACCCAGCGCGGTCAACGCGGTTCCGGATTGGAAGTCTAACTCTGAAGTCAACCCGGTGGTCGGAGACGTTATCGTAAAGTTTCCTGCGGGATTAACCGTCACAAGAGCAGTGGTATCCGCCTCAATAATTGTTTTGATCTCTGTCGCTGTTACCCTATCGATATCCGCGACATCTCCTGTTCCTATGACCGCAGCACCTGGACTGTGACCGATATGCGCTGCCCCACCCGATCCACCGGTCTCTGATACCACTTGAAGCGTCGAGTCGGTGCCGTACGTATCAGAATAGAGATCGATGTTTCCGGCGTTGTCTACCGCGGTTATGCCTGACGTTTGTGCGTGAATGGCGGCAATGGCAAGAGCGACGGTGTTCTCCGTTCCCGCCCAGGTTACCGTCTGATTGTCGGGGTCTTTATCGCATTTGAGAACAACGGTATCGCCAGCATCGGGCGGAAGCGCCGGAGCCCCGCCGGCGATAACAGCTCTCGCCGCATCCCATGTCGCGGTTGCTACACCTACGTTGTCAACATCCAGATCGACATCCCAACCTGGTTCCAGGTTGTAATTCTGAGCCCCACCCGTCTTTGTGGCCGGAGTAGCAGCAACCCCATCGGTTATCGATGTCCTGTTGGCTGCAACGCCCGAATAGGATGTTGAATCGTCGATATTGGTATAATTCCCCAAACGAACAGTAAGAAGCTCGACTCCACCTTCCCTAAAGAATGCCTCGGCCTCGTACGCCATGTCAGACCGAGATTCTCGATTCCCGAAGACCTTCTTCCATTCTTCGAATGAGTTTGTTCTCACCACAGTACGAAGAGGCCCTCGCTCGGTGATGCCCATCAATGCACCGTAGCCA